TCCCGCGAGCCCGCAGACAATCCCGATAGCAGAGTCAGGTACGATGAAATACATAATTACCTGAAGCAAAATCAGAAAAGCGAAAAAGATTTTTTCAAACGTGTTGTAACCGTTCCAAAATTCATTCTTAAGCCATTTTACCATTTTCAATAATCTCCTTTACATCATCAACAATTTTCTTAAAGTTATTATAATATCCGCCGTTAAGAATCGTTACTTTGTCCCAGTTTCCCGAAGCCTTGATATTATTACAAAGAATTTCAAAGAGCTCTCTTCTTTCATTGTCACCGCTAAAAGCCATATAGCGGGTGTGGTCATCTACAAAGACTCCGTGAGGGCAGAGAAGATAAATCTTATCCCAACGACATTTCTTAGTAATAGCGTCGGCAGCAACAGCAATGTCTTTAAAGTCTTCTTCAGTAAGGTCAAGCTCAGGGTCTCTGTGATAATACTCGGCGTACATACGAGTAGTCATGCTATCAGAGTCAGCAAAGAAGATTCCTTGATTACTCGGCGAGTTAATCAGCTTTTTGTTCATCTGGTATTGACCATCGAGAAAAGCAAGGTAGTCTGCTCCATCAAGTTCCCACTCAGAAATAGAACTTTCAAGCATATAGTCTCGTGCATATTCGTGAGAATAAGGTGCATTGAAATATTTACCAAGATCTTTTACCAAAGTAGTCTTTCCTTCACTAGCTGTTCCGCAGATAAGAATATTGGTACTAAATACTCTTCTAAACGGAAAAGTAATTTTGTCCCAGTGCTTAATTGGATTTTGACGAATCATTGTTGCAGAAATGGGATTCAGAGTGCGATCAAGTTTTACGACCTCATAGCCAAGACTTTCGAGATGAGTTGCATACGCTTCTTCACTCACATAAAATACAGGATTTAGAGTACATGTTGCTTCTCTGACGATCTTTAAAACTTCAGCCATAAACTTATCCCAGCCATTCGGGTAAGCTTCAATACCAAGTTCAGTCTCATCAATCGGATAGACCGCCACAAGGTCATCATCAGCAAAAAATTCTCTTACATAACGATAACGAAGCTTAAGCGGCATAAGGTCTCCACCTCTATCACCCTCTCTACCGTCTACTAAGACAACACAACCACCGTCACATTCTTTCTTAGCTCGCATAATTACATCGAGGTGTCCCTGGTGAAGTGGTGCAAAGGTGCCGAAAACAACTCCTACCTTTTTTCCTTTTAAGCGTTCTTGAAATGTATAAATCATTTGTGCCCTCCTTAATAACTTACTATTTTATAATACAATAAATAAATTATTAAATTAATAATTTAATAGAAAAAAAAGAATAATACCAAGATAAATTTCTCGGTATTATTCTTTTTATTGTTCTTTAGTTATTGCCAATAATAATATTAGAAATATCGCCGTCGCCTACAAAAGTATCAGGAAGCTTTCCGTCCCAAGTCTGAGTGTAGTAATACTCAATAAGTCTCTTAGCGCCTTCCTTAAGCTCAGTATCCGTTACCTTAGCGCCATCAGCCTTATAAAGAGTATGTACCTCAATTTCCTTTGTTACGCCGTCCTCCGTGACAGTAGCCTTCTCAGTAATAACCGTCCAACCGTTGATAGAGGCAAGTCTCTGAAGTGCAATAGCTGCTTCCTTCTTACCCTGATACTCTGCCGAGTCGGCACCAATCTGTGCTACAATCCTATCGGCTTCTGCCTGAATCTCAGCAATTTCCTTAGCAGCATTTGCCTTAGTCTTATCTACCTCAGCCTGAGCAGCTGCTTCAAGCTTTGCTCTCTCCGCTGCTTGCATAGCTTCCATAGTAAGTCTTTCCTGCTCAATCTGAGCCTGAAGCTTCTGCTGAGCAGCTACTGCCTTTGCCTCAACTGCAGCGGTGAAGCTGTCGGTAAAGTCCATATTCTCAATAGCAGTAGAAGCGACGTCAATATTATACTTCTGAAGATTTGTAGTAAGAAGTGCTTCGATCTCTGCTGCAACGCCGGCTCTATTACTAATAAGCTCTTCTGCCTTATAGCGAGCAATAATAGTTTTAACGGTTTCCTGAATTGTGGGATTTACAACCGTCTCAAGATAACCGGTACCAACGTCTCTGTAAAGATTCTGTGCGTTAGTTTTAGAAATCTGATAGTTTACAGTGTATACAGTGTTTACTTCCTGAATATCTGAACTAAAGCATGGAAGCTCAATTGTAGTCTTCTGCACTCGGTTGTCCATTTCAACTACGGAATTCCAAGGTGCCTTGAAGTGCATACCAGAATCAAAAGTATAATCCTCAACCTTACCGAAGGTTTTTACAATACCAACATGTCCAGTATCAACTGAAGCAATACAGCCAAGGCTCGTTACAAGAAGCCCAAGAAGAAGACCGGCAATCATTGCAAGAATTGTATACTTCTTAAGGGGACGTGTTGTCATAGTAACCCTGTTGCCATGCTCATCGCGTTTCGGACGTCCGTCTGTGTCACACACATACTCAATGTCTGTCTTGCTGTAGAGAAAGATTCCTACACCAATGCCTGCAAGAAGAAAAATAATACCAAATACTAATCCAACCATTTTTGTTTTTCCTTTCAAATTTAAAAATTTTTAATATGGTTCTACTTAATTATACGATACTAACTTTACATTTTTAAGCCTTTATTCAAAATATAAAAAGAACAATGTTAAAATTTTCTTCTAACATTGTTCTTTGATAACTTTAATTAAGCTCAGGATTGATAGTAATTGCTATTCCTGCTCCAGTCGGCTCGCCATTAATAAACAAATATAATAAGCCATCAGTGTGCAGGCCTATTGAAATATTTCGTTTATCGACTACATTAGCCAAAGTCTCAGCAAAAGTGCTTTCAGTTTCAGTATATCCGCCATCTTGGGCATACTCGTAAGCCGACTTTCCGTTAGCACCATCTTTTCCATTAGTGCCGTCTTTTCCTGGTTGCCCATCGTTTCCATCTTTACCTGGCTGACCCTCAGCACCCTTTTCACCCTGAGGCCCCTGTTCACCTTGTAACCCTTGCGGACCGGCCGGACCCTGTTCACCCTGAAGACCTTGGGCACCAGTGTCTCCCTTAGGTCCTTGCTCGCCAGCAGGTCCTTGGAGTCCGGTATCGCCTTTTTCGCCACGAGGTCCTTGCTGACCATCGGTGCCGTTCATTATGTCAATAGTTTTTCTGCCGGTAGCGTCTACAATAATTAGTTTGTGTCCACCGGAAATGTTTTCTACCGAGATGGTAGGCGATACTCCATCTTTTCCGTTTGTTCCATCGCTACTGCTTGTGGGTGGGAAAAAGGGTAAATCGTTAAAACCGCTGCTCATTGATATGCCTTATCCTCTCTAAAATACATGTATCTAACTATCGCGTTTAGCCCGGTAGTTTTAAATACAATACTGTCTACCTTGATGCTATCATAACCGAACTCAAGAGGCTCTTTTTCATTTATTGAAAAGTCTCTTCCGTTGATTGCCACGTCACAGGCAGCATTAACTTTGATTCCTAGCTTTCTTAATACGAAATTCTTAGGGACTTCATTAAGCCTGAGACTAAGTTCGTATTCTTTTATTGCAGAAACTACGTTTTCAGCGGTAGTTCCATTAATATCAAACTCACCATACACTCTTTGCATTTGGTATGCCTCCTTTTAAATTATATTATTTTAAATATGTCTAGTCTCGCACCGCTCGGCCGATAGTAGTGTTTAACGTCGGCATAATTTATATGCTATACTCACATAATTTAGCAATGTATGGTCAATAGTAGTCGTAATATTTTATAAAAGAAAGCTTAGAAGATAAAAACTTCTAAGCTTTTGTGATATTTAAAATTCAGTCCTTATGAAATTTTATCCATATCGCCTTTTATTCTAGTTAGTCCGAGGTTGGTTGCATAGCCGTTAGGTCCAATATTATCTATCTGTCTAGTTACAATATAGAGTCCGCTTGAAATGTGCTTCTGACCGCCTGGAAAAATGACATTAAGCTTTACGTACTGCATTAGTGTTGCAGGCCTTAGAAGTCCTTGCACTTGAATTGTGGCATTTATTGGAAACTGGGTTGCTTTGGTCCACCAAACTTGGTCACTTGTACTAATATCAAAATTATTTTCTCGCATCATGCTCGTAGGCGCATACCGTTCTTCCCATAAACCGTCTGAGTCTATTCTACGTACGTAAGTTTCTGGGTGCGCTGTGCTTTGATAATCATAATATATTGAAAAATTTTCATTAGCCTCTATTTCAAAAGATCTAACAATAGTAGAAGTATTATAGCCGATATCGATTTCGTAGGCTTCACCGTGGTCCATGATAGTGGATACTTTTTTTACTTTGAAATAAGGACCGTTCTCGCTTAGTGTCTTATCAGAGCTAGTTATAGAATCGTCGTGAATAGTTAGTACATAAATTTCTTTACTTAGTCCAGAAGTAGTGCCTTCCGGGATCATGCAGCCAACTAAATAATTTATATAATCTATCGCAGAAATATTACGCTTAGATTCTAATTCTACCGCCATATCATCGCTATCAATAAGATCATCTAGTTTAGAAATAGACATGCCAGTAAAAGTATTTTTTAGACTATCATTGTTGCTGAAAAGTTTTTTAATCTCATCACTTGGTTTCTTCTTATCGCCTGCTCCTGTGCCTAATACGGTAATACTGCCGTCAGTGGAGAGTGCTGCACTAGAAACTGCTGAAACTGTGTATGAAATTACACTACTAGCCAGTTTAAAGGTTTGTTGTATTTTAGTTATAATCGCTTCTTCGTTTTTATACACATATGCTGGGGTTTCCGCATCACCATAAGTAAAAATAATTTTTCTTGTTTTACTTACACTAGAAAAAACTTTTTCAAAAAAGTTTGGGTCATCGTGCTGAGTAACCGGATAGTCTATGCTTAAAGTGTAGGTATTAACCTGCCCATTAACTTTTTTAACTTCTAAAGATTTTATATACTGCGGAAATTGTATCGAAAAGGGTTGATAAAAATCTAGCTTATCTGTTCCCCATGCTTTCGTTTGCTCATCAAAAATTCCAAAAGTATAATCGCCTATTGTGACTTTGACCCAAGGTACTTGTATTCTAGCTTGACTAGACAATAGTTTTCTGTTATTAATTATTTCACTCATTTATTAATCCTTCCAAACTCGATACTAGAAATATTTGGAATTTTCAGTGTTTCATATTTATCACTAAGTGGCTTTAATGCGTCTTGTATGTCATTAAAGTATGCAATTATCCACCAGAATGTTGGATTGTTATAATACTTTAGTGCCAGTGAATTTAGAGTATCATTATTTCTTACTTTGTGCGTAACAAACTCGGAGGTAGTTTTTAAATTTGTTCCAATACCGAATACCTGTCTATCCTGTAGAGTATCATAGTAATAAGGCGTATTTGTATATCTGCTTAAGTAGTCAAACTTGGCATAAGATTTATTTTTTAAAGTATCCATTGTCACTAACCCCCTTTATTTAAAAGTGCATACCTGTTCGCAGTGTGGCAGTCAGTCCTCTGAAAGATCCATTTTTAAAGACGGTTGATGCATCATACGGGTCGACCTCTGAGACGGTAAAACTAATATCAACTAGTGCGTATTTTTCATTTGCTAATATAGGTTTACCATAAGTAACTGAGATACTTCCAGATACTATTCCTTTTATAAAAACTTCTCTACCAAATCGGATCGCTATTAACGGAGGTTCAACAGCTTTATTTGATAAGTTATACTTAGGCACAGCTATGGCCTGAAGTGCGTGAATAAACTGCTCAGCCATATCATCACCATTAGCAAACTTACCGTTACCTTGAATATCATTAATTTCTTCAAACATATCTCTATGAAAACTTAGGTTTACTTGTACAGTTCTAGGTCCAGAGCTACTGAACGTATATACAGGGGCAGATCTGCCGAGCGCAGTACTTTCCTGGAAAGCAGACTGCATATTATCTGTTAGCTTTTCTGGGTAGCTTGGTAGCATCCAATATTGATAGTCCTCGTCAAGGTGAGAAATATATAAATAACAGTCAGGAAGCATTCTATTTATAATAGAATTAGTGTTACCACCGGTCTCGTTGGTTTTTTGTGCAGTGTAGGCCATTATCTTATTCCTCCTTCTTAAATATCGTAAAGTCCATTATAGATGTCTACGTTTTGAATGCTACTATTAATTTGAATTTTATCGCCATCTTTTTTCCAGCTGGCATACCATTTTTCAGTATCTTTATCGACATAGCCTAAGATATCATATAAAGTACTTTTACTAGAGTGCCCAAGTGTTCTATGGTAGCCTTGACGTTTATCCACTAGTTTTCCATTTTCATTTGTAATAGGACCAGAACAAACCATGTAGTCATATAAGATATTTTGCATTTTATTTTCCCACAGGCCTTCTACTTTGAAGTAATTTTTATTCTGTTCCATTACTCGCTGTGCGCGTTTAATATTGTCAGGTATCACCTCTATCGGTATAATCGCACTGCCGCATAAATACTCAATGAGTCTGTCAGCAAACGGGTAAGACTCCCCGGTGTTAAATGCCAGCAGCTGCAGCTTACCTATTGGCTTAAAGCTATAATTGTTCAGGTCTACGCCGTCACCGGTCTTAGCTTTGTCAGAGGTAACTCTACCTGTATTAAAGTTAAGCACGCTGTGATTGCTGGAATACACCCAAACTGTTTTTTTCTCATTTGTCGCTTTAGTGGCTTCTTGGTCATATTTAACTGGTATATACCGGGAGTTATTAAATGCCCGATAGTCACCCTCTAATATTACTATAGAAGATTTGCATGAAACTGGTACCTTAATAAATAATCTAAGGTCCTGTTCCCTTGCTGTAATATCCCAACGAGTGAATATGTCTGTACGGATTTGTCTTGTATTGCCTTCATCTGGCATAAAATCTTTATCCGCTGTCCAATGCTTAATACTTAATTTATCGTATAAAAATGGTTGGTTAAAAAGCGTTTTACTAATTTTTATGTAGGTTTTTGCTGCAAGGTCTTCTGCTTTGTTTGAGAGGTCCAAGTTTGTATTGTATAGACCGCAGAATGCCTCTATGCCCTGATCACAATCAATAGCTATAGTATACTCTGAGAATAGCTTAACAGGAACTGCATAAATACGATAGCTGGAATCCTGCGAGTCAAATATGCTAAAAGAGTCTTTATATTTCTGGTTAGTGACGCTTTCTTCATAGTCTGCCTTAAAGTCAGAGTTAAGTACCTTAATTTTATGCTTGTAATAAATATTGTTATAAATTTTATTATTAAAACAATTATAAAGAGATAATAGATTTATATTATGATAATCTCTAAGAAAGCGTAAGTATTCTCCTAAATATTCGTGTGTCATTACATCGTAGCTATTACCAAAACTGTGCAAAGTGCGAGTCAAACCGCGTACGGATTTTTCACCTGTGTAGAAGATATTCGAACTACTCCTCCAAGAACATACGGCAGCATTTCGTTTCCAGTAGGGTTTATCCTCAGTTTTTGTTAAGTTTGGTCCTTTACTAAAGTAGTGATAGAGCTCATTATTTTTTAGGTAGTTAATACGTACAGATACATGCTTATTATTTGTGCCTCCCGCATCGACTGTATCAAAAGATTCTAAAACTCTAGGGTCTTCTTCTCCGTATCGCTCTAAGTAGTTAGCAAATTCGTGAGTGTATATCTTGCAGGCGGGCAGGTTAAATGAAGACAGAAACTGCTTCAAATAACCAGTAAAAATATGTGTATTATTATATTTAAACATTTAGTTTCTCCCTTACATCATAGTCCAACTGCCTAGGTCTATTCCGCCACCGGAAGTTGCTCCAAAGCCGTTGTCAATATCAAGCATACCACCATTACTTGAACCGGCAGAACCGGTCAGTCCGCTAGAGGTGCCAGCAGCATTACCGCCAGCCGCACTATTATTAAGTAGGCCAGAAACACCGCCTTGAGCACCGCCACTCGTATGTACTAGACCGTAGCTGGATACTTTGACATTAAAGCTCTGCTTGCCACTAGCAACGTTATCAAGTAGCTCATAAATTTTTAATACATATGTATTTAAAACATCTACCTGATTGCTCTCAGCCTCTTCCTTAGCCTCAATCATCTGTTGTTTTTTAGAATCTTCTGATTCTTGTATAGTAGAGTCTTTTATGTCACTAGGCGAGCTGTTTCCAACATAGCCAGATTCTGAAGTAGTTTTGTTACCTCCGCCTTCAGGCGCGCCAATGCCATTACTTATGCTGCGCCCGCGGTGATTAATCATTATGCCTTCGCCTTCACTAATACCCATTCTTTCTAACATAGATTTTCCGCTGAAAGAAGAACCTAAGCCTTGGACTATCGAACCAATGCTTCCAAAAATACCGGAGCTAAGAGATGCAACTCGCATTAAGTCTGCTACAGTTGTTTCTAAGTCTACGCCAAATCCCATAACATTTAAGAATGGTAGTGGGATTCCGCCAACTGTATTATCTAATAGGGTTGCCGCCTTATATAGTATATATGAGAGTGGGTTATTTGACATGCTGCTAGATAGGGTATACTGACCATTGGCCCAAACATTTGTCATCATTTCACCGATGCTAGTGCGGCTCGCCATAGAACCTGCCATAGTAAAGAGCTGGTTTAGCATGTTATCATAGGATAGTGATGTTTTAAAAATATCTTCTGTTGAGTCAACGGTAGCACCTGCCAGGTCTTTTCCGATCTTTAGATTCGTTGCAGCCCTTAAGTCAGAAGCTTTTACACCAAATACATTTGCTAACTGCTGTTGTACTACTCTGCTGTCTTTAGACGATTCTGCTATCTCTGCTAGGTAGTTAACAGTGGCTTGTAATAGCTTATTAGTTTCTTCTGCATCTAACCCTGTTTGTAAAATATCTGCTATTGATTTACCAGAATTATTTGCTGCCATAACTAACAAGTTGCCAGCCCCGCCGTTAGTAAGTGCTTCAATTTGACCTGATGCAATTTGACCTAAAGCATTTGAGATAGCATTAACAGCAGTATCTGACATACCTACAGAATAAAGCGAGCCCATCCATTTTTGAACCTGATACTCCACCTCTGTAGCAGCAGCACCGCCCATAAGTGCTTCCATCTCTTGTAAACTTCCGCGTACGCTTTCTGCAACACCTTTTAGATACTCTGTGTTTTCATACATCTCATTTAAGAATGAGTTAAGAGCAGATTCCATGCCAAGGCGGCCTGCAGTCGTGTCTTCTTGTTGTATTCTAATTAGTCTTAATAAAGTGCCATCTGCCACGTTAAATGTAGTGGCAATTTTTTCTTGAATGGTCATCAAGAAGGCACGTTGTTTAAGGTCGAAAGCAATACCTTTATCGACTAAGGTTTCAATATTCTTAGCAAAGTCTTCTTGTCTAAAGAACGGGGTAATGGCACCGACGCTCATCATGTCTTTTGTGAGCTGATTCCAGTACGACCTTCCACCAAGCCCCCAAGCGGTTTCATTGTTAGAACCTTGTAAGCGCGTGTCTATTTTTCCTTGGTACTTTGCAATATCATCGACTGTTTTTTCTAGCTGTTTAGCAAGGTCGCTGATTGCGTTAGTAAGTACTCCTGCGAGGTTTTTAACACTGAATTTTCCAGTTTCTTCGTTTGTAGTAAGATCTTTAAATGCATCAACGCGGTCTCTTAGCGTTACACCCTTGCCTGTAAGTGTTTTTAGCTTTTGCTCGCCAGCATCGAGTCGTTGTTTTTTATCTGCCTTGTCCTTATCTCGCTGTGCTTTTTCCTCTAGCTTGAGGCGATGCATCGTGATGCTTTCTGCAGTCTTTTTGCCTTCAAGAAGCTCTTTCGCAGCATTCGCACGAATCCGCGCAGCATCTTCCTTTTTTAGTACACCATTATTTGCTAGCCGCGCTTTAAGCTCTTCTCTAGCTATATAATCTGCCTGTTTTTTTGCGAGTTCTTGCATAGAAGCCGTGTCAGCTTCTGCGTTTACCTCGCGTGCACGAAGTTCGCCAAATTCTTGTGCAGAAGCACTGCTTTCTGTTCCCACCAAGCTAGCCATATCAAATAGCTTGCTTCTTTCTATAGCAGCAGTACTCTCTGCTTGTGTGGTTTTGTCAAGCTGACCAAGGCGCAGTTCTTTGGCCCTTAACTTTACGTCTTCATCTTCCTCGCTTGTGGCTAGCTTAATATCAAGGATCCGGTCGTTAATGCTCGCCTGTTGTGCTGCAAGAGCATTTTCCTTTTGTTGTCGTAAGTCTACTATTGTGTTTTCTGCTCGCCCTAACCCACTTGCATCTGTATAGGTTTTTGCGTCAGTACCATTAGTAGTACTTGTTTGTTTTGATGTAGACCCTCCGCCAGCTCCTCTCGAGCCGCCCGTGCCTTTTCCACCGTTGTTGTGTCCCAGCCCGCCTGTCGCTCCACCGCGCAGCGCATTGAGCAGTTCTACGGCAAGGTCGTGCGCAATCGCTTTGGTATCAATTTGACTAACATCGCCAGAATTTTTTTGTTTCTTACTTGCTTTTTTGCCTTTGCCGCTAGGTCTATAGTATACTTCTTGTTGAACGCCTTTTAGCTGATCTTCTAATCTTGCTATGTCAGAAGAAAGCTGTTGATAACTATGTGCAAGTTTTTGATTTAGTATGGAAAAAGTATCGTCTAGTAGTTGTTTCTGGTTCTTTTTTACTACTTCCAGTTTTTCAGAATAAACATCAAAATATTCATTTAGATAGGCTATTCTACTTTTGCCAATTTCTACTTCGCCATCAAGCACTTGACTGAGCATTTCATTTTGTCGGCGAGGTAGATCGCTAGTGTCTGCAAGAACTCTAGTCCATTGTTTTAGCTGTTCTGGCGATGTCTTACCAAATTCCTCATTATTTGCCACGGTTATTTTCCTCCTTTATATATAGACTCAGCTTATTGACTATAAGAAGCCCTCGCCGCCTCCATTGCTTGTGCCGTTGCTTCTTTCTTTTCATTTATGCACTCAATTAGATAAACGCGATCTTGATAAGCAAGGTTTAGTACGTCAGTGTAGCTGGTATGTAAGTTATCACTAACATACCAGCACTCTTTTACTAGTTCTTTATAATGTTTAGGCCCGTACGGTGTCCCATCCTTAGATGTTTGTGGGTCTAAAAAACTCGGGCCCGAAGCGAAAAAATGTACTTATTTCTTCGCCACACTTTGGACAAGTTAAATAAAGTATATTATCCAAACCGATTTGCTGATTCAATTTGTCAATATTATTTAAGATTTTTTGTACATCTATTGCGGGCAAATTCATAATGATATTTTCAAGTTCAGTTTCAGTTTTCTTTTCGCCGTCCACAAGATCAATGTTGGACAGTAGTCGTACCAATGTTTCAAAGTCAATAGTAGCGGTTTTGTATTTACGCTTCATATCTTTTACCTTAACTTCCATTTCTTCAACTCTACGTGGTGAGATGAAGTCAAGAGTAATCATACGTCCGCTCTTTGGAAGCGAGAAGCTACGAAGGCTATTTACAGCCTCTTCATCAAACTCTTTTACAGATAACTGATCTAATTTTGCAACAGTCTCTATAAGCTCACCGCACTCGGTGCAGCGCAAAGCAACTTTATAGTCTTCTCCGTATGTAACAATTCTTAGCTTATGTAATAAAAATTCGTAGTCGCCTAAGCTCATGTCATACACGTGAATAGCTGGCTTTTCAATGCAGCAGCCTTCAATAATATCAGCAAGAGTTTTTAAGGGTGTGCTTGAAGGAGAAAGTCTCTTCATTTCATCGCGAGCCGTCATTGAGCGAAGTTCTACATGAGGATTTACATTTTCATTATAAATCTTGCCCTTCGAAGGGAGTTCATAGCCTTCCATGATTGTGTAATCGGTTTGTCTCATTTCCATAGTAATTTTGTCCTTTCATTTATATGAACTTTATAGTTCACGATTTTCAAAGTAGTGTTCTAAAATATACCTTATAAGGGCAGACACGGTAATGCCGCGCTCTTGTGCAGTTTCCTTTAGCCTATCGACTAAAGGTTTAGATGACTCAAATGTTTGCATTACTTTGTCACTTCTATCTACTTTTTTACGTCCCATAGTAAAAGGCCCTTTCTTTAAGATATAATTTAACTACTATATAATTTAGCAAAAACTTAAATAGATTTATTAAAACTATTGTGCCTTATTTATAAAATAAAAAAGACTTAATAACAAATATTAAGTCTTTTTTATTTTAACTATTTGCTTTATTCTTTGGCTGTTGCATTATCAACGATGTAAGCGTAGTCATAAACTATACTAGCTGTAATTTGACGCTTACCGTCATTTTCTTTGTCAAAGTCGCCCTCAGTGATATCTTGAATCCAGCAACCTTCTAGCTTCCAAGTTCTGACAAGGTCAAAATCCTGTGTGTATTCCATCAAGTCACATGTTTTCTTATATTCCCACATACGGCCACCTTTACGTGTGTGTACATTATAAGCTTTAGCTTGCCAAGCCATGAGGATGTCTTTGGTTTTCAGGCCAACGACATCATCTACAGTAATTTGGCCGTCTCTGAACTCTGGTACGCCGGCGAAGTTTACTACTTCGTTACCGCGTCTATAGGTGAGTTTCTGTAAAGAGAAGTGAGGAACTGGCGCTTTAACAACATTAAGTTTTAGCTCTTCTTCTGCATTTGTACTAATTAGGTCGGTGCTTCCCTCTTCCGGCTTGTCTTCGCCCTTCCAAGTAGCACTTTCAATTCCGTTAAGACCATATACTACTAAAGTAAAGAAACCAGTTCTGGCTGCCTCATACGCAGCCAAGTTTGTGCTGATGTGCTCAGCAGATAAACCGTTTGCCATAGTTTAAATCTCCTTTCAATTAGTTAGTAGCAACAGAGACACTACCAAAAGAATCTTCAAGAGAAACTTCAAGGTCAAAGTCTTCTACAGCTTCGATAGGAATAATTCTAATCTTAGCTTTTAAGGTTGCTTTTTTATCTGTGAATACTTTTAAAATCTTATAATCTCTAATGCCCTGGTCAGCCTTCATAATATTAAGTGTAGGAGTAATTGCATTTACAAAGTTAAACCAAAGAACATCACTGTTAGGGTCAAAAGTAAATCTACGACATGCTACGTAAAGCTGCTTCTTAAGAGTAGAACATAGCTGTCTAATGTTTAAGAAGTGCCATGCAACTAGGTCGTTACCGCCTGCAGCTGCACCGAGCTTATGGGCAGTTCTATTTCCCCAAAGATAATAACTTCCTCTAAAGTTTGCAATAACATTACAAGCAAAAGCAGGCTGCACTCTTGCAGGGTCATCTACTAAGTTTCTAGGCTCGAGCGCGTTAATAGCGATTTCACCTAACTTAACAGAAGTATGATCGATTACGTAGCTAGATACGCCTCTAGTATAACCGGCCGCAGCATACCATTCAGCAAAACCAGCTCTTAAGGAGTTCATGAAGCATGCCAAGTAGTGGAATGCACCAGGTAACTTTTTAATCTCATTAGACATTTTATAGTACACACTTGGAACAGTTAGTGCACAGTAAGCGCCATCATCAGCAATACTAGCTGCCATAGAATTAATTCCATCTATAATTAAATTCTCTGGTCTATCTTTTGAAGTGGTTGTTACATAGCATTTTTCATCTAACTCAATTAGCGCTACGCAGTCACCACGACCTGGAATAGCAGCAGGGTCCTTATCAACATAGCGGGCAAGCTTTGTAATGTGGCTATTTACGTTGTTAATTACGCCAACAGAAATATTTGCTTTATTATGCTCTTCGATCGCTTTTTCTTTATTAGCCTTAACCAATACAACGCCATCAGTATTTTCAGCATAAACCGCTTTTGCTTCTTCATAACTGTCGAAATAAATTGGGCTCTTGTCAAAGGTAGCTGGGTCCCTGAAAAGTTGACTACCGTCCTTACTGCCGATAACTCTGTCGTACTCTTCTTCATAAAGAGTGCCCTGTTCTTCAGACGTTTTAGTACTAAAACCGTCAATGGCTTCTACGGTGTCTTTAATTTCCTTTAGCTTTTTAATATTTAGCTCAATTTCAGCCAATTCGGCTGCAAGCTTTTTATATTCGGCATTATCACCAGTAGACTCTAGTAATCCATGGCTTACAAATCTAAAGTCATAGCTGGCCTTGTCTTTAAAAATCTCCCAGAAGGCCTCGGTATTCATATCATGGACAGACTCAATTGGCACATAAATAACTGTATAGCCAAGATTTAAAAGCTCATACGCCATGCTGTTGCCATAATGATACTCGGTTCTTGTGCTGTCTTCGCCGTCTTCTGCTTTGTACTTAAAATCTTTCTTTACATCGGTAAGACCAATAATGTCCTCAAAGTCTTGCTTAGAGCTAAACTCATAGACACCGTTAGAGTCTGGCTGAATTTTATCAGCCTTTGCACTTGGATTTCCCTCTGCATCATATGTAATGTCTTTGGCGAGAATTGGTTGACGGCCCTTATACCCAGCAATTAGCACAGAGTAGTTCGCATAGTTATCCGGGGTGCCAGGAGAAGTTCTATCAATCTCGTTAATAAGTATTTTTGGCATACTAATTATATCTCCTTGTGTAAATTTTATTAATGAATTTAATTATCTGAAATTTCTTACTCAGAACTTCAAATAATTTAGCAAATTATTTTAGATGGTATTTAAATAAAAAGGTCTTCCTCTACTGGGTCAGAAATCTTCTCAGTTGAAGTAAGGTCAAAGCCAACAATTCGCCAGTTTTGTTTCTGAGGAATGCTAAATAAGAAACCGTCTTGTAGCTCTAGCTGAATAGTCCATTTGTAAAACTGTCCTGCAAAAATGTGAGTAGAAATATCACTTGTATCAGAAACAGTATTCAGTACTCTTAGATTTGCAGTATGACGTACTAAGTAATTGTTATAAGGGATTTCAATAATTATTTGTGGATTATTTATTAGTTTAAATAGATATTGACGTACGTATTCATCTGCCTCAATACGTTTTTTAGTATAAATATCTAGCTGATAAGTCGTTTTAACTGGTATAACGTTTAAATGGACTGTTGTGGTTTTATCTGTGCTTCTCCCAATAATTAGACCATCAAAAGACTTGTTTTGCTTAATTGCAGACTCTATTTCGATATCTTTATTTCTTGAGATTGAAATAAAGGGTAATTTAAGTGGCTTATCGTTTGAGTCCTCTGCCTGCAGCTGAATAAACCTGGTAGTCTCATCTGGTGATAGAACTCTTAGCTTGGAAGAATCTGCTAACCAGTCTTTTATTTTTTTAGTAATCGCTTCATCATAGTAGCTTATTGCCACAGCAGGCACCTCCTTAGGTTTTTAGTGCTATTTGAAGAATCTTGCTTCCTGGCAGAGCGCCGTTACCATAAGTAATTAGCCTTGCTATTTTATCATACTTAGAATCTTTAAACAGCATCACCAGGTCAGCTTCCTCGTTTTTATAGAAGGTTAGATTTAGTAATAATCTAATACACATGTCTTTAAGTGACATTTTATATTGTTGTTGAATAAAGTTGTCTAATACAATATCAGAAGCGTGCATTGGATAGTTTTTAATGATAAAATACGCTTCTAATAAGGTATTAGCTTTAAGTTGCTCTATTGACTGTCGTCGTAGGTTTTTAATATTGAAAAGCATATTATTTTTGTTGACGTAGCTGTGTCAATCTACCCAATAAAACAGTCACAAGGTCATCTGCATCTCCAGCACCAATGTTACCTACCGGCATTATCTTCTGGGCGGCCAACCATGTCGTAGCCTTTGTAATTTGTTCAATTGACAGTCCTTTAAATTCAGCACGCATAAGAGCTTGGTTGGCATTTTCGTTTGCAGTAGTTACACTTAGGAACTGTAGTGCTGCATATATCTGTTGTGCAGTAGTCAACTTGCTTGCCAGTTTTCCTTGTGCATTGGAATCTAGCTGTACTTCCTGTGTTGAAATTCTACCGCCAATACTTTCAGCGATTGTTTTAGCAACTTCGTAGCTATTTAGTTTTGCATTTCTGTCGGTCATCGACAGTAGCATAACTTTATCATTTGGCAAGTTTTTTATCTTGGTCGCTAATTTTTTTGGTTCAAGTTCATCAACGTCGATATATATAAATATTTTTTTATTCTGTGTTTTAATAGCATCCGTGTAAACACTTAGGGATGGTCCAAGAGTGTAATTACGCTGCAGTTCTAAATATTTTTCTATCTCGTCAGGAGGTCTTCGATACAGTTCTCTACAGTAAAGTATATTATAGGTATTTTCTTCATTACCGTGTTTATAAAATTCGCTCTGAGCAGTTAAGTTTTTTGCAACAGCATTATATACGGCTTTAAATGTACCTATATTTAGCAGCCCTGGGCCAAGTAGCTCCCTTCGAACATACTCCTGCTCAACAAACGCCAAGATTGGGTTACTCCCTTTTTTTGGCTCAGTATTAAACCCTAGCACAAGAAGAGCTTTTTTGAAATTTTCTCCGAGTTTTTCAAGTTTATCCGCAGTTTCAGGTCCCCACAGCTTCTTTAAAAACTCAAAGAAGTCTGCAAAAAATTCTGATTCTAGCTCAGAGTCAGATTGTCCTGATACTTTATTCTTGCGCCTTGTAGCAAGTTCCTCTCCCCAGTCAGCAAGTTTATCAGGCAGCTGCTTAACTGCGGGTGAAGTACCACGGGATAGCTTGTTAATGTTTTTAAAATTTGTGACTGGCAAAAACTCAGATTCTAGTAATTTGTTTGTCATCAGTCGTCATCCTCTTTATTAATAAGTAAAGGCATATCCTCTTTTTCATGAGCTGTCGTAATTAAGTGTTGTTCATCGTTCGACTCATACTCAAGTGCAATTTCACATGATATTGAAGCCGGGTAGATCATAATGTTAGACAGGCTTATGACACGAAATAATCTACCTTTACCATTGTCTAACCCACTCGGTACTTCAAAAAGTGCGCCGACTTGAATATCAGGTAAATCATATGGTACATGGATGATAGAAGAGCCCTCTTGGAGCTCGGCAACCCAACCAGCCTTTTTTAATGATTTTTGGTCAGGGTGTTCTTCAAATAGACATCCGACAAGGATTTCTGGTTTATAGCCTGTCTGAAGATCGCCATGAATATCATATTCTTTGTTTTTAAGCGGAGCCCTATATTTACAGTTAATACCATGTAGCGCAGTCATTTGCTTAAACCAAGCACGGTATAGCTTTATATCTTTGTTTATTAAAAGACCATAGTTTGTTTTAATATCGGACATATAGGGCTCCTTTCTTTGCTGTTATTTTTATTTCTTTGAGCACTTAAATGATTCGGTGATAAATGTTTTATTATCTGTGTAACCCGTAATAGTAAACTGTTTATCTAATCCGAGTTTTTCATTTAAGCCAACTATACTAATTTTATTATCCGCACCAAAAGCTTTTGAGAAAGTATAAGTAGTTTTTCTAGTATTACCAGAAGTAAAATAAATGGTGCCATCTATGGCAAGTTTTTCATTTAAGTAAGAACAATCATTAAATCTAAAGCCGGCAACATTTCCATAAGCTTCAACTAAAGAGTCTGAAATTGCTTTTTCTAAGGCTTCTTCTTGAAGGTCATCCAGTTCATTCATAACCGACGTAAGATTTTCTGCAGTGTATGATTCACTAAAGCCGCCGCTCTTTGCGATATCTTTTCTGCCCTTCAGGTCTTTCTTTATAATATTAAAATATTTTTCTACACAGTCTGGACTGTTATTTTGGTTAACTAGTTCACCATCAAAGTACTGACATAAGAACCTTAGTTCATCTTTGTCTTTACTGCTCTGTAAATAGACAAATGCAGGCCCATTTCCTTGTAGCTTGCTCCAACCTTTTGCCAATTTTTCAGCATCCTTAAAATCTGCTTTTTCTTGGTCTTTCTCCAGAACAAGAGCAGCCCCGCCATAACCAGACGCATTTGCATCAGCAGCAATATGAGATTGCTCTGCAGCTCGATAATCAGGAGCAGCAGCAACTGACTTACCATTAGAATACTTACCATTAAAACAAATAACCCTAAAAGCATCAAATTGCTGGTTACTTACATCTGGAACTAACTCGCCCTTATCATTTACTTTCATTTTGGTGTAATCAATAAGCGCGTGATTTTTAATCCAGTTTGCTTTTTGTACCCTTGTTATAGGAAATTTATCAAAAATACCCTCTTCAAGTGCTTCTTGTGCTGTAGTTACCTCAACGGCTTCTTTTTTGCTTTTGAGTCCGTTACGTGTATTTGTATATAGCTCATCTATCTTGTCATTAAATACTTTAAACTTATGCTGACCTTCACGGGATCTGTCCTCAAAATACTGACATAGATATACCTTATCTGGGTCAGTTGCATTTTTACCTAGGTAAATAAAAATAGGGCCAGAAACATTTGTGTTAGCCTCGGAGTTTCTATCATAGTCGTAACTACCAGTAAAACTATTATACTCAGATGCCACATAGAATTCTTTAGCGATCTTTTCAGCCTCAGCTAAAGTGTTAGCAGTCTTAACTTTATTATTATCGATTATAAGATATTTATTATCTGCCTCTACCCAGCGCTGTATTAGCGTATTATTGCTAAATCTATTTTTATAGCCTATAACAACGTAATTAGTTTTTCCTAGTGCGTCTTTTAACCAGTCTGCTTTGGCTGCTCTTGTATGAAGTATTTTATCAAAAATATTTGCTTCTTCGAGGTCTTCAGACGCTTCGGACGCTTCAGAAGCTAGTATTTTAGCAGTTTCCTCAGGAGAAACGCCGCCGGTAATAGCAGGAAGCTCGTTAATTAACGTGTTAAACTCTTCTGGAGAAACATCGAGTTCGGTTTCTTCATGAAGCGCCTCTGTAAGACTTTCAACTACTTTATCTAGCTCTGCCGCTTCTTCTGCCGTAACTTCTTCGGTGCTTTCAGTTGTATTATCTTCTACAACGGCTTCATCATTTTTTACTGCTTCAGGAAGAGCATTCTCTAAGTCAGCCTTAAAAGCATCAATATTTCTTTGAATAGCCGCTTTGACTTGGGCATTTTCAGTTTTTTCAAGAGCAACTTCTTCTTGAGAAATCATATTTCTAAGATACTCGATATACTCACTGTGTGCCTCAAGTTTTGCATCAAGGTCTTTATCTTCTTGGATATCCTCTACTAACACTTCACCGGTATGTGCTGTAAAAGCTTCTTCTGTTTTTTCATCATCAAAGTTAATTGCGTCGAGGTCTATATCTATATCGTCTTCTGATATTTCAACTGGCTCCTCTTCTGGCGCTTCTAAGCCGGCCTCATCAGGCTCTTCCATTTCTGGATCAGCAGGAAGTTCTTCTGAGCTTTCCGCCTCTGCCTCGCCAACTTTACCTATTAAAGTATAGCCAGACTCATTACCGCAGTGCTGACAGATCTCACTTACGTTCACAGTAGAGGGGTCATCCTCGGCCTCTACGATATCTTCTTTGTCTTTATAGAATAGTGTCATACACTGAGGGCACTGCATAATATACTTACCTACATAAGAAGTAAGTAAGTCCTCAGGTGAGTCAGCATCAAGGTCAACAATCTTTTCAATACGGTCGAGCTTGGCTTTAGCAACTTCTGCTTCTCGTGCTGCTTTTGCGTCATCTAGTCCTTCAGCACTGTCAATATCATAATACTCTTCGAAAAGAGCATCGAATTTAGACTTATGCGAAAAAATCTCAGTGAGCGCGGGTCTATTTGCTCTTATCCCTTTTTCTACTGCAGGAAAATCTATCTCATCAAGAGCTTTAAAAGCTGACTCAAGATCAAACTTTGTAACGGATTCTTTCATTTATATTTCTCCTTAAATTTATAATCAAATTTACTTAGTCAAGTAAGAAAACCATATTGCTATTCAGACGCAGTATTTCACGAAGTTCTTTTAGTTCGGTATTGCCCTCTTCTAAAATTTTATCGCCGTCCTGTGTCCAGAGTGCATTACTTTGAGTAAAGCGAGTACGGATTCTTCCTAGAACAATTTTGGTAAGGGCAACACAGTATTTAATTAAAATATCAATCCAGTAGTCGCTTTTAATATCTTCTACTGATGTAAGCTTAGGAATATACTCTATGGTAATCATATTTGGCGAAGATGCAGACTTATTGATATATAATTTATTATTATGTCGGTCTTCCTTGAAAGAAAGGTCTGTAGACATAGTATTTCTAATTTGATGCATTGACATCCAAGAGGCGTAGTTCATAACGTAATCTTGTAGACTATACATCGTTCCGCCATTACTAAAAATAGCAAACTGAGCGAGCTGTACCGGGTCATTCATAACAGAAAGACTTCCGTCAGTATCACCGATGCCTTCAGTTCGGTATACCTTAACAATAGAGCTTACTTTTTCTTTGAAAAACTCGCCGCTGAGGTCTATGCAACTAGCGAAAGGACAGGTAATTAGAGTCGTTTCATCTATAAACCTTTCAAGCTCTCTGAGTGCTTTCTTGACAACTGAGACAAGTGTTTCATCTGTTATTTCCATATCAAGTATGTACCCAGTCAACTCGAGCTTAATTTCGTCTAAAATATCTTCAAGCTTCACCGTTTTTACCTCCTTGTCGATATTACTAATTAATTTAGCAAATAAAAAAGAGACTATCCTAAAATAGAATAATCTCTTATGAATTTTATTAAACTGTAAGTTTCTTTCTGAAGACGATGCCACCGAAACTCTTTTTACCATCAGCGCCAATATAAGTCTGAGCATCGACCTTATGAGTAAACGGGCTTGCTTCCGGATTAGAATTAAGATATTTTTTACATTCGGTCACGTACCACTCATAGGTTTCCATATCAAGATTATCAAGCACCCCAATAGTAGAAAACATCCAGCCATCAAAGTCTTCGGGATAGGTAGACATGCTAACTCTAATAGGATGGGTACCATCTTTCATGGTCATGCCAACCATCTCTACGTATTCTTCTTTATAAAGATTATAGCTTATACCTGACTTAAAGTGTTTAGCATTACGAGCTGCCTGTGCCTCACAGAAAGAGGTAATCCAGTCGCAGTTAACCACTTTAGTGCCGGAGTAATTATTCTCCTTAGTAGGATTATCAAAGGTCATGTGAAGCTCAATGCCAAAACCGAGATAAGCCTGCTCCAACATAAGATAGCCACCCACACAAGGATTAGCACGGTTCATAAGCGGGGCAAGTACGATAAAGTCAATCTTACCGACGATAGCTTTCATAAACTCAGAGTAGAGTGAGAAGGGAGGATTCGTGATACAGACATCGTACTTAGAGTAATCCACATCCTGAAACTTAATGCCGAGACCGTTAGCAGGATTATAACCGCTCGCAGTAATCGACTTAATACCCCAAGCTCGAGCATTCTGAGTAAGGGTTCTTACGAAATTACAGGTGAGCTTATCTCTGAGGAAGTCTTCGATCTCATCTTCAGCGAGGGCCATGTGCTCAACAGTATGGTCTTCTGTATCAGACCAGATGTCTACGTAGACAGACTTAACTGCCTTGAATACAGAGTTGCCGATTACTTCTACTCCCGGCTCCTTATATGTAATAGTGATAGAGTAGATGTTCTCACCGTTTACAATGTCCCAGTCACAGGGACAGATAATATGCTTTCCTCTGAACTTATCGAGTGCTGCCCACTGAGAAAGCTCGTTGAGAATATCCTGCATGTCTGTGTAACACTCGTCATTCTTCTTTACTCCGAGCTGACCTTCGTTTCCGTGCTTAAGAGAATTCTTTATCTTCTTAAGTACCTTATCCTGTTTCTCCATTACTGTATGTCTCCTTATACCTTATTGCCTTTACTAGTATTATGGTGCTTACAAAGAAGCTGTGCGTTCGCAAGAATAGTTCTTCCGCCCTTAGACCATGGGGTAATATGGTCTACCTCAAGCTTAGAGTAGTTAGTCTCTGCACAGTGTACTCCAGTTACAGGATCAATATGCGCACAGCGGTTACTGCGGGAATAGAGCTCGTCCTTAATATCTTTAGAGAAGTTGCGCTGAGGATCAAGCGAAGCAGAATAACCGTTGTCTACGAAGTAATCGATAAAAGTCTTATGAGTATCAATGTCCCAAGAACCGATATCGTTAATACCCTTAATACTCTTTCTGTAGAGGTTAATAATATCGTCTACTTCGTAATTCTTTCTTACAATGTAAGCTGCAACAGACAGAGCCCTGTCTTCTTTAATCTTAGTGGCTCTCGCGAACTCGTTAAATACCTGAAGAATCTCGTCAAAACTAAATGCCTTTGGGTCAAACCACGAAGTTCTCAGCGGACGAATACGATCACGGAGAAGAAGCTTTGATTTATCTGCACTCTGGGCCTTCTTAGAATCATGAAGATCAAACATAGCGAGAAGAAGTTTGTAGGCTTGCTCGCCACGACCAATCGGTTTAACCTGATCCATAGTTTTGGAAGAATGCTCTACGAAGTTCTCAAACTCAGTGAGGAAGGTTCCGTGAAGCATACCAGACAGACACTCATAAGGTGTGAGGTTAACAGAGTTGGTATTGATAAGATCAAAACTTTGTTCTTCTTCTGTACTTGTGCCAGCTCGCTCTACAATATCAAAAGTATAATTAAGAAGTTTTTCTTGATCTTCAGAAGAGAGCGCTGCGAAATTTACTGCCTTACCGTTTCGGATAGTCGTGAAGTTAATACTAGGTGTAGGATTAATAAAATAGTAGAGAGAAAGCACTCTCTGCTTACCGTCATGAAGATTAAGGTAACCGGTCTCAGTGTTATACCAGAAATAAAGGGCAGGTAGCTGAATATTATATTCTAAGATAGAGTGAATCACGCTTCCTGCTTTAGTTGTCTTACCACAATCAAGCTGTACTTCAATGGAAGCATAAATAAATTTACGCTGCGTAGACTGATTGTACTGAAGCTTTCCTGCGTTGATCATATCAATAAGTTCTCTTACGGTCTTTCTCATTATAATAATATCCTCCAAAGTTATTTATATTATATAATACGATACCTAGCTCACGACTTTTGCTTTTAATTCAAATTATAATAAAAAAATAAAGGTCCCAAAATTTGGGACCTTTATTTAAACCGTGTTGGTTAAAATTACTTTTCAATCTTACCAGCAACAAGGAGGCTCTTGTTAAGGAGTGCCTTAGCATACCAGGTGCTGAAGCCCTGAGCGAGGCCGCCATCAGGAGTACCGAGAAGCTGAGTAGGAACGATTGCCATGTAAGGTGCATATACGCCAGCAGAGCTCATCATATCGTTACCATTAAGGCCGAGGAAGAACTCACCCTCACCCATTAGAGGAGAAACGTAAACAGCAAGACCGTCAAGTTCACCAACCTTGTAAGGACCATTCATCTTAACATTCTTAACAGCAGTGAAGCCATTGATGAAACGAAGAACAGGAAGAACGTCAGAAGAAATTACCATGTAGTTAGGATGGAACTTACGAGTTCTATTGTAGATGATAGCGCGAGCCATTTCAACGATCTCAAGGAAGCCGTTGTAGTGCTCGAACTTAGAAACGCCGGCAGGAAGAGTCTTGGACCAAGTAAGCTCAGGAAGAGCCTCACCAGCACCATCCTTAAGCATTGCTACGATCTCAGTATCGATTTCGTAAGCAAGCTCGCCGCAAGCCTGTTCAGCAATCTGCTTGTCAAGGGAGAAGCCGAAGTCGGTCTTAGCCTGGAAAGCAGTGATTTGGTCATACTTAACAGCAATTCTACGAGGCTCAGCAACAAGAGGAATGTGCTTCATGCGAGGACCGATGGTAGGAATGTCGGAAGCAGGAACCTGAGTCATCTGGAACTGCTCAGCAACATAAGCAACCTTCTTAACAGTCATGCCGGAGTTGTCATCATACTGAACAGCAGGAACTTCTTTACCGTCAACAGTCTTAGTACCAATGTACTTGATGGTGGCAGTCTTAACGTCCATGCTTTCTTCGTCCATGTAGGTAAGGCCGTTAGCCTTTGCGTCGAATGCAGTAGGAGCGGTGCCGTCCTCAACGATGACCTGAGAGGTGAAGTTCTGACGGCCTTCGGTCATCTCACCATGACCGAATACGCTGTTGAACATATCGCCCTGCTTAACAGTACCCTTGTTGGTCTTAGAAACATACTCAAGGTATGCAACGGAACCAGAGTAGGAAGTCATAGGATGAACGATAACAAGATCGTTAGCGATAAGGGAAGGAACTGCAATGTTAGTAAGGTTTAAGCAGAAACGCTTCCAAGTGCCAAGGTCGCCACGGGAAGTAGCAACGGTGTTTTCCATGGACTCAGTGATCCAACGGTTGGTGTTGTCAAGAAGAACAGCGGTAGTAAGAGCGGTGTTGCTAGACATTGCCTTACCTTCGAAGTTCTTCGCTACATAAGCCTCAGCAACCTTAAGCTGGCGGCTGTAGGTTTCTAAAAGATTCTGTCTCATAATTTACCTCTTTCTAAAAGTAATATTTAATAATTTTTATTTTAATTTGTTTTGAGCTTAGATTTTATCTCTTCAAACCGGCGAGCTCGTAAAGATCTGATAGGTCATCTTCTTCGTATGTGCTTTTTCTAGCTGATTTAGAAACAGACTCAGCAATACGAGCGGATGCTTTAGCTCTTCCGCCGAAAGGAAGTCTACTGAAATTGACAGTAGAATCAAGTATTTGGTCACAAACAGCATCAACATCTTTAAGAGTGTAGTTTTCATTGAGGCGGCTTGTAATCTCTGAAGGCTGAATACCTAACATATTCGCTTTAGACTCCACATACTTAGTAAGAGTTTCTATAAAGCGTGCTTTGTAGGTCTTTGCAAGGTTCGTTCTTTCCTGAAGTTTTTCAGTATAAACCTTAGTCTGGCCCTCTAGTTTAGCTTCGAGAGTTTCAGACTTTTTAGTAAGTCTAGACACTTCTTCTGTTAAGCGTCTCTCAGTAGCTTTGCTACCTTCAACACTCTCTTTTAGCTGTTGTGCTTTATTAACCTTTTCAGTTAATGTTTTAATTTGGTTTTTTGATTGTGTTAGTTGTTCAGTAAGTACTTCAACCTGTTTTAGCAGCTCTGGAACTTTTGCAGCTTCTGCACTAGTATTTCTAAATGCAGTTCTGTACCGTTCTAGCTTTTCTTGTAAT